GTGGTGGTGGTAACAATACATGGTCGCCTCCAAAGAACAACGGCTACGCTGGGCAAAGCGGAAAGAAATCTACTAAAGGCAAGGCCAAAACTGGCTATAGCTTCGGGTTATAAGGAATAAGATTATGGCAGCACCAGCAGGCGGTAACGGTCAAGTACCTAGCAATTTCACAGATCAGATGTATCGTAGTGGCGCACAGCAGGCAACACCAGAAAATGTAAAGAACAGTGGTATGTCATTTGCTGATTTTATAAAGACTAATGGCCCTAACGGAAAAGGTGGAGATTTGCCGTTTGGCATACCAAAAGGCATTGTAGATAACTTTGGCAATCCAGCAGTGGGCGGTAACGGTCAAGTACCAAGCAGGTTTACAGATCAAATGTATCGTGGTGGGCAGCGAGGGACAGGCATGGGCGATGAGTCATCGGCTGGCTGGAAGAATCGTGTTGGCAAGAAAATGTATTATGATAATGGAGGGGCTGGTACTCTTGAGTATGACCGTGATGTTATGCGCGACATGCAAGCAAAAGGCATAACCCCTAGGCACTTGGATGGGCAGCCCTTAAGCCCTAATAGGGCGCGTCCTATGCCTATGCCATTTCCACCACAAGGTGGGCCAGCATACCCAATGCCACAACCTCAAACGGGGTTTAACATCAATACAGCAGCAGCACAGGGATTACAGGGCGCTATGGCTACGACAGCCGCAGAGACAGGTTACCGCCCTATGCAAGTCAATCCTGCAATGGTTGCCCAGAAAGGCTATAACCCATCTATTATGGATGGTGTTAACCCTATTACAGCAAACAACGTCACTGGCACAGGCTATGACGCTAGCACGATTGGTGATGTTCGCACCGTATCTGCTGATAATGTTCAAGCAGGTCAGCTAGCTGGTTCAGACCTAAGCGCATACACTAACCCGTATGAGACTCAGGTTGTAGATCAAGCACTAGGTGATATTGAGCGTAACCGCTTAATGGCCCAGAACGTAGGTAGCGCACAGGCAGGAGCAGCTAACGCATTCGGTGGTTCACGCCAAGGTATTGCAGAAGCTGAGACTAACCGAGCGTACATGGAGCAAGCAGCTAAAACAGCATCTGGCTTGCGTCAGGCTGGCTACATGAATGCACAAGAGCAATCAGGTCAGGATATTGCGCGTAGGATGCAGGCTTCTTTAGCTAACCAGCAAGCGAATATGCAAGCAGGTCAGTTCAACGCAAACACTGACTTACAGTCACAACAGGCAAACCAATCCGCTTTCAACCAAGCAGGTCAGTTCGGTGCTAGTGCTTTAAACCAAGGCAACTTAGCTAATCAGTCTGCTAATATGCAGGCTCAACAGGCTTCAGCGTCTAACGCTTTGGCTGCACAACAGGCTAACCAAGCAGCTCGTAATAACGCTGGTCAATTCGGTGCTAACGCCTTTAATCAGGCTGGGCAGTTGAATCAATCAGCAATGATGCAAGCACGACTAGCTAACCAGAATGCAGGGCTATCAGGCTCACAGCAACGCTTAAACGCAGGTCAGCAGCTTGGCAACTTGTCTAACCTAGGCTTCGGCATGGGACAGCAGATTCAAGGTCGTATGGATCAGCAAGGCGCAGCACAGCAAAATCTACAGCAGCAGATTATTAACGCTGCTAAAGGTCAATACGGTGGATTCACTGGCGCACCTAACCAAAGCCTGCAGGCATTACTTGCAGCAGTTGGTGGCGCACCTGCAGTTGGCTCTCAGACTTCTGGGTATACCCCAGGATTATTTGACTACTTATCACTTGGCGCTGGGATGGCACGATAATGGGAATCTTAGATAGTATTGGTTCGTTCTTGGGCGATGAAGAGAATCGTCTTAATTTAGCTTCTGGCTTTGCAGGCATGAGTGGAAACCCCAATGCTGGCAATATCCAGCAGGGCTATCAGAATCGCCTCACAGCTTTACGTGGCGACCGTAAGTTAGAATCTGCCAAAGAGTTAGAAGCTAGCAAGCTTGCTAATGACACTAAGAGAGCATTGCAATTATTAGGTGAATTCCCAGATATAGCTGATGCTGTAAGAGGTGGGTTTCTATCACCTAACGCTGGCGTAACTGAAGCAAGAAAGCGTAAAGCGGCTGGCCCTAAAGATAGGCGTATTATCAAGGGCGCTGATGGGTATAATTATTTTGAGGACGGCACTAGAGCCTTACCCAATGCTGTTGCACCTGCCGATAAAGGCACTCCTGTAATGCAGAATTTTGACTTTTATAAATCCCAAGGTAAGACGGATGATGAAGCCTTAACAATGGCTACTACAGTTCGTCAAACTGATCCTAACGCTCAGACAGCGGGACAAAAGGAAGTAGATAAGAAGTATGCTACTGACTACGTTATCTGGACGCAAGGTGGCGGTTCTGATATGACAGGTCAGTTAGCTCAGATAGGTGGCGTATTGAGCCAACTAGAGTCTGGTGTGCCTTTAACTGGCCCTATAGTTGGTGCGCTTGGATCTTGGGGAGACTTGGCATTATCTGTGCTTAATCCTGAAGCTTCTAACGCTAAGGAAAAAGTTCAAGAGGTTGTGCAGCGTAACTTGAGAATTATCTTGGGCGCACAGTTTACCGCTAAAGAGGGTGAGCAGCTTATCTCTAGGGCGTATAACTCAGCACTGCCTCCGAAAATGAACGCGGAAAGACTTCGCAAACTGGTTCTACAGATGACTAATGCTGTTGAGCAGAAAAATGCAATGTCAGCGTACTTTGAGGATAAGGGTACTTTAACTGGTTATACAGGTAAGCGACCTAAGCTTAATGATTTCTATGAAGCTATTAGTGGGGTTATGGCAGGAACTGTATATAACGGCCAGAAGTTCATTGGTGGCGATCATATGGATAAATCAAACTGGGTAACCCTTTAAGGGTAGAGATTACTTATGGAAGATAAAAAACCTTGGGAGATGACAGCAGAGGAGTTAAATCAGTCTCAGACTATTGACTCATCTGGCACTCCTACATCGTTACCTGAGTCTACTGATACTAAAAACCCTTGGGAAGCTACGGCTTCTGAGATTCAAATGTACGGCAAGCCACCAGAAGAGAACTACGGTGAAATGTCTGCACTTGATGTAGCTGGTAGTGCCATTACTAACTTTCCAGCGTCCCTTGCTGGTGTGGCTAGTGACATATACACAGCTATTACAAACCCATCTGATACATTATATGGCTTAGGTCAGTTGATTGTTGGTGCTGCTCAAAAGGGAGGTTTAAATCTTGCTGAGAGCTTAATGCCAGAAAGTATGGAGGGTGATGTAAGTAAAGAAGCCCTACAAGGTAAAGCAGACGTTATGAAGTTCCTACGCCAAGATGGGGAAGCCCTTCAAAGCGCAGAAGCTGTAGCTAACTTCTATGCGAAACGCTATGGCTCAGTTGCAGGCTTAAAAGAAGCTGTAGCTAATGACCCTGCGTCTGTTATGGCTGATGCTGCTACAGTGCTTACCGCTGGTGCTGGTGTTGGTACTAAGCTTGGTCTACCTGCTAAAGCCACCTCAGCGATGACTAAAACAGCCTCTTATGTTGACCCTGTTACGCTTGTAGGAAAAGGCGTTGCTACTGCTGGTAGCGGAACTTCTGCTGCTGCTAAGTTTATTACTGGTACTGCTAGTGGTGCTGGTTCAGACGCTGTTAGTCAGGCATATAAATCTGGTGCTGCTGGTGGAAAATCAGCCGAAGCATTCGCTGGAGCTATGCGTGGCAATATCCCAATCCTTACCATTCTCAAAGAAGCAAAAGAAGCATTGCTGAATATGAAGATGGCAAAGAACGCTAAATATAGAGAAAATCAAGCAGCATTAGCTGTTAACGATAAGATCCTTAACTTTAATGGCATTGATAAGGCGGTAACTAAAGCCTTAAATATGGTTACTTATAAGGGTAAAATCATAAATGAAGCAGGCCATACCGCTGTTCTTAAAGCGCAAGAGCTTGTTAATAACTGGAAAGCAAGCGATCCTAAAAAGTATCACACTCCAGTAGATATTGACCAACTAAAACAACAAGTATACTCTATCGTTGAAAAGCAGGAATACGGCAGCCAAGCTAGGCTTGCAGTTAACCAAATAAGAAACGGTATTGATAAAGAGATTAAAGCTCAAGCGCCAAGCTACGCATCAATGATGAAAGATTATGCGTCACAGGCTAGCTTAGTAGAGCAGCTAGAAAAGGCATTTAAGCTAGGTGATAAGGCTAATATAGAGTCTGCTGTTAGATCATTACAGCAATCAGTTAGGGATAATGTTAATACTGGCTTTGGAATGAAGAAGCAATTAGCTGACAATCTAGACAGTGCTGGTGGAAGTAATGTAGTTCCTATGGCTGCTGGCAGTTCATTAAGCAACTTTATGCCTAGAGGAATTCAGGGAGCTACTGCGCTACCAACAGCTTTTGTGGCTAATAGTGTAGGCGGTATTCCGCTTATGATGGCTAATGTCGCAGCATCATCACCAAGATTCGTTGGAGAAGCCGCATTTAAGGCAGGACAGTTAAGTAGAGCAACACAGGGTTTGCTAGGCATGGCTCCAGACGTTAATGTAGGTCAGGCTTTAAACTTAATGTATCAGTCACAGCAGCCAAAGGAACAACAGTAATGTCAGATAAAATGTCAAAAGACGAAATCCAAGGCGCAATCCAAGACGCTATACAAGCAGCGATTGATTACGTTGATAGCGACATATCAAGCCAGCGTGAACGCGCACAGCGGTACTTTGACGGTGCTGTAGACCTAGAGCATGAAGATGGACGCTCTAAGGTTGTCTCTACTAAGGTACGTGACGTAGTACGTGGCGCCAAGCCTAGTCTGATGCGTGTGTTTATGTCCAATGATAAGTTCGTTGAATTCACACCTAAAGGCCCAGAAGACGTAGCAAATGCCGAGCAAGCGACAGCCTACACGCACTGGGTATTTAACAAAGCCAACGGCTACACCATCCTAAGTAACGCAATACATGACGCTTTAGTTAAGAAAGTAGGCGTAGCTAAGGTTTGGTGGAACGAAGAAACCATTGCTAAGTCGTACACTTACGAGAACCTATCTGACGAAGAAGTACAGATCCTAGTTAATAAAGACGGTGTTGAGGTTGTAGAGCATAGCCAAGAAGTCGAGATTGACGTAGATGAAAGCGGTATGCAGGTTGAGCGTAACACCCATAGTATGGTCATTTCTCACAAGTACGAAGAAGGTGAAATGGTCATTGAGGGCATTCCTCCAGAAGAATTCTATATTGACGGTGCAGCTAAATCTATTGATGACGCCTATATTGTCTGCCACCGTACTGAGAAACGTGCAGGCGACTTAGTAGCAATGGGATTCGATAGGGACGTTATTGACGGTTTAGCAGGTGTTGATGACGATTCTTTAGTAGGTGACGAAGAGAAGTTATTACGTTTTGGTGACGCTGTTGACTCTGCAGAAGGTATAACTAACGATCCTTCTATGCGTACCATTGTTGTCACAGAAGCCTATATGCGTATTGACGTAGAAGGTGATGGCGTCCCTACACTTCACAAGTTCTTATGTGGTGGTACGGAATACGAAGTATTGGATATGGAGCCTTGGGATAAGGTTCCTTTTGCTGACTTTCACGTTGACCCAGAGCCACACGCATTCTTTGGACGCTCACTAGCTGAATTGGTAATGAACGACCAAGATACTACGACTAGCGTACTACGCGGAATACTAGATAACGTAGCACTCGTAAACACACCACGCCTTGAAGTTAACGAAGACATGGTTGAGATGGACGATGTTTTAAACAACGAGATTGGCGCAATCATTCGCTCAGAACAGATTGGCTCAGTAAACCCATTAACAGTACCTTTTGTGGCTGGTTCAACACTACCTGCGCTCCAGTATCTAGATATGCTAGTCGAAGAGAAGACAGGCATCACTAAAATGAGCATGGGCCTAAACCCAGATATGCTTCAAAATACCTCAGCTACAGCCGCAGCACTGACCGCACAAGCAGGCGCTGGGCAGGTTGAAGTAATGGCTAGAAACCTCGCTGAAGGTACTAAGCGGTTATTCCAGCTAATGCTACACGTAGCCGTTAAAAACTCTCCTGACGAGCAGATGATGCGTCTGAACGGGCAGTTTGTACCAGTAGACCCAAGTGTTTGGGATATTGAGATGGATATGGAGATTAACGTAGGTTTGGGAACAGGCCAAGAAGACGTTAAAGCAGCAGCATTAATGCAAACATTCCAGACACAGCAGCAGATCTGGCAGACCTATGGCCCTACTAACGGCCTAGTAAGCATGACACAGATGCGTAATACCTTAGCAGATACGCTTGCGTTGAGTGGTATCAGGAATGCTGACCGCTATTATGCACCTATGACGCCAGAGGCTGAACAGCAACTAATGGCTCAGATGCAAGAGCAAGAAGCACAGCAGGGTGAGCAGGGCGACCCAATGGCAGATGCGCTAATTCAGGCAGAGCAGATTAAGGCTCAAGCTAGAATGCAGAGCGATCAGATGCGTATGCAGGTAAGATGCAGGGCGACCAAGTTAAGATGCAGGCTGAGATGCAGGTTAAATCTGCTGAAATGCAGTCTGCTCAAGGTAAAGAATTGGCTGAATTGCAGCTTAAATACCGTGAATTGCAGCAGGGCGATGACCTTAACCGCGATAAAATGAACCAAGATCTACTGATTGAAGCTGCTAAGATACTAGGACAGTATGGTAGTGCGGTAGATGTTGAGCGAGTAAGGGCCATGCAAGCAGCACCACGCATGGGTAACGTCCAATGATAAGAAAGGCACAAGCCGAGTATTTACTCAAAGATGATACTTTTACTACAGTATTTGATATAATCCGACAGGAACAAGTAAAAAAGTTCCTTAAATCTGGTAAAGCCGATACGGAAGCCAGAGAAGATGCTTATGCAATGACGCAGGCATTAAACCAGTTTGAGCATATCCTCAAGAGTGCAATAACGAATGAGGTTATGAAAGACAAACGCAACAAATAGGATAGCACCGTGGAAACGACTAACCAAAGCGTTGAGAGCGCAGTTGAAGCGTTAATGGCTCCAGTGGAGTCAGAGACAGCCGAAGTAGAAACTACCGAAACCGAAGTGGCAGAGGTTGAAGAAGCGGAGGTTGAACAAGAAGCCGATGTTGATGATTCAGATGATGCAGAATATGCAGAAGATGATGATGAAGACGATGGCGAAGAAGAATATGAGTCGGAAGAAGAAATTGCCGATCAAGCAGAGCCTAGTACTTACTCTATCAAAGTTGATGGGAAAGACGTATCAGTAACTCTAGATGATCTAAAGCGAGACTACTCAGGCCAACAATATATTCAGAAGGGCATGAAGCAAGCAGCAGAGGTGCGGAAGCAAGCGGAAGAAGCCTATAACGGCCTAAACCAACAGCGTCAGCAACTTGAGCAGCTTATGCAACAGGTTCAGCAGCAAGGTGTGATGACCCAACCTATTCCACCCACGCGAGAGCAGTTGACCGATGACCCATTAGGGTACATTGAAGCAGATGCTAACTACCGTGAAGATATGGGCAGGTTCCAACACCAGCAACAGCAATTAGGACAGCAGCATCAAGCCATGCAGCAGGCGCAAGGACAGGCTAATAAGGCCCACTTGCAAGAGCAAATGACAGAACTACAAAGGGCTATTCCAGATTTTGGTGACGCAGCAAAAGCGCCTAAGATGAAGGAACGTCTATTAAAGCAAGGTATTAACGAAGGGTATAGCTCTGAGGAAATGTCTTCTATAATCGACCATAGGGCCATGAAGGTTTTGCACAAGGCCATGTTGTATGACCAAATGATGGAAGGTACTTCTACAGTAGAATCAAAGCTGAAGAAAGCACGACCATTAATGAAAGCTGGCGCCAAAAAGCAGCCTGAATCTGATAGCAAAAAGCGAGGCAAGCAAATGTCACAATTGAAAAGATCGGGCAGCGTAGCAGACGCAGCCGCATTATTGTTTAGTAGTTAAATTTAAATTATTTAGGAAGAAATTATCATGGCACAACCAGCAAATACATTTGATACATACGATTCAGTCGGCATTCGTGAAGATTTGTCGAACGTAATCTATAACGTATCCCCAGAAGAAACTCCTTTACTTAGCTCTATTGCTAAAGTATCGGCAACCAACACTCTACATGAGTGGCAGACCGATGCTAACCGCGCAGCGATTGCAACGAATGCTCATATCGAAGGTAACGATACTGCTGGTGATGCAGTTACAGCGACAACTCGACTTGGAAACTACACCCAGATATTCAAGAACGCTTGTGTAATCTCAGGTACAGATGAAAGCGTTACCAATGCAGGTCGTGGTAAAGAAATGTCTTACCAAATCGTGAAAATTGCCGCTGAACAAAAAACTGACATTGAGATGTCTTTGTTTGCTAACAATGCTCGCGTAGCTGGTAATGCTACTACTGCCCGTGAGTTAGGTGGTTTAGGTTCATTCGTTAAGACCAACGTAACTAACGTAGGTTCTGGCGGCTCTAACCCTACTGGTAACGGTACTAATGCTCGTACAGACGGTACTGCTACTGTGTTTAGTCAAGCTGACTTTGACCTTTGTATGCAGGAAATTTGGGCAGAAGGTGGTAAGCCTGATACTGTTTACTTGTCTACATTCCAGATGAATAAGGCACTTGGCTTTACTGGTAACAACAACCAGCGTAGCACTGGCGCATCTGGCAAGGTTGAAAACTTGTTAAATGTTTATATGACACCTTGGGGCAGCGTTACGTTTACCCCATCGCGCCATAACCGCGCCAAAGATGTTTGGATTATCCAGAAGGATAAGCTAGCACTTGCATCTTTACGTGCAATGAAGAATGAAGCACTTAGTAAAACAGGTGATAACGAGAAGCGTCAAATTCTGTGCGAATCCACTTTGGTCGTCAGAAATGAGAAAGCGTTAGGCTTGATTGCTGACTGTACTACCAGCTAAATAACACTATTGTGTTACAATAAGGGGGTGCTTCGGCATCCCTTTTTTTTATGGAGTAAATATAATGGCTAAGGTTTCAGAGCAGTGGTACGAAGAAGACGGTAAGCTAATCCACGTTAAGCAGCAGGATTGGACGCCTATGTTGGATCGTGCAGAAGAACTACGACAGAACGGTAATGCTGATTTTGGTGATTCTAAGCTGGTGGGCGTAATAGACGCTGCACTAATCAGCGAATGGCTTAAAGAAGCAGGCATTGGCTGGGATGATCCAGCGATGGATGATGTAGTTAAACGTAAAATGCTCAGTGGTGACTTTGATAAGCTACGGGTGTGGGAAGGTACATACTAATGTTCAAACTAGGTAGTAACAGCATCAAGAATTTAGCAGGCGTTGATAGTCGATTGATTGAGACTGTCACCCTAGCGATTACAATCAGCCCTATAGACTTCGGTATCCCATCTACGGGTGGACTAAGATCAGAGGCAGATCAGGCTCAGTTATTTAAGG